GGCTTTTGCCGACACAACTTTGTCCTTCTTGAATGAATGAAATAACTTAGTCATATACAAGAACTGAGCAAAGTCCATTATGAAAGCCTTGTCTTTACCTTCATACTTACCCAAATCTATTATCTTTTTATTCTTGTTTGCCTTTAAAAATTCAATGAAGTCTCCAAAGAATTTCTGTTTTAACGTTAATTTCATTACATTCCTCCTAAGTATAATTATTCTTTTGTGTCCTTACTATCATCTTCAGAACTGAATACAAGCTTTAAGAACTTACCTGATGTGCGAACTAAGTCCTCACCATTAGATATATTTATATCCTTTGATATATTAACTTTGATATCGGTGAGATTTACTAGCTCATCTAAAAGAGTAATCGGTTCTGCTTGTTTTTTAAGAGCAGCTTTGACGGCATCTTTAATATCTTTTTTAGTGAACGTTACCTTTCCACCAGTTTTAGTTTCTGCTTCATATACTTTACCGTCAGAACCTGATATATCGTACTCCGTTCCATCAATTACTATTCTTGATAGGAAACGAAGTAAGAACCAAGTTTTTGTACCAGCTATTCTATTTAGCAAGAAAGTTATTATGGCTCTAGGTATATCCATAATTCTTAAGTGTTTTATTTTACCTAAGAAAGAAAAGATATTAATACTAGATAGTATCTTCTTAAACATATTGTCACCCCCTTAAGCATCTATGATATTTGTGACAAGTCTTTTACCATCAGTATTACGAGGACATACTATATGTAGTTCCTGTATTACTGGTGCTAAAAGAGAATTAATTAGAACCAGTGAATTATCTGTATTCACAAGGTCTAATATGAACTCAAGGACAACTTCAGAAGTTATAGGATACGCTATTTTAGATATATCATTTTCTGTCCAGTATGGTATATCTTCAGCTGATATCTTAAGCTTTCTTTCTTTCTTAAGCTTAAGTGCCTTAGCTCTTATGACTTTCCAGTCATCTGCTGAGTGTATATTTGTCAAATCGAAGTTTTGCTGTACAAACGAAATAAACTCATACTTCTTCGATTTGGGATTATCTAGTATCTCTACTAGGTGTCTTTTTATCATAAGGGTGTTTTTCTCATCAAGCCAAGATACTATTTTTTGATACACTTCTGGGTGTTTTTCCTTAAACTTATCAGTTATACTAATAGGTATAGCATAGAAAGACGCAGGTGTTTCTATTATATCTTTCTCTTCTGTAGAAAGAGCATTCCATAGTGTAACTGCTTTATATCTATAATCTGATATATCAGTTTCAGGAAGCTTAGTTTTTAATTTAAGTGCTACACAATAATCAAGTAGTCTATTATCTTTATGAGCATCAAGTATATTATGAGTTATCTTTCTTGTATCAGCTATTATATCTCCTATATCAAGCTTATCAGATTTTAATACCTTAGATACTATTCCTTCCACATTATCTCCTATATTTGAATTAACTGAAGACTTCTTAAATACAAGTCCTTTTACATCAAGCTTAGGTTTAGGATAAGGCTTACCTTCTTTTAAAGATATAAGTCCAATATAGTTCTTCTTTCTTGAAGTTATAAGAAGTTTTAAGTATAAAAATTCATTCTTAAGCTTTAGACAATTATTCTTCTCAGGTAATATATTTACATGTCTTTTATATCTTGCAAGAGCTGTATCTATTACTTGTGTCATTATAATTGCACACATATTAGATATAGTATAGAAAGTATTATCATCATCAGCTTTTGGTAAGTTTTCTATATTATCCTTTAATATATCATATAGCATAAAGTATTCATTCTCATAAGATAGGAAGTTTGAGTCTGTATCTATAACTGGTATCATTTGTCTATCTATAGATTGTATAACTTCTTGAGAATTTGTTGCTATAACTTCTCTTTCAGCTATATAATCAGATGAGTACACATACATAGCAGTTAATACTTGGTCTGATATTCTTCTTAGGTTATTTATATAAGAATTAGCTTCCTCGAATGGAACTTCATTTGGGTCAAGGAAAGGAATATCTTTAGATATACTATCTTTCATAAACTTAACTATATTCTCTTTAAATATCTTAAGCTCAGCTACTCTTTTAAAGTTATTCTTAAAGAATATCTTACATCTCTCATGAGTTGTATACTTCTTTAGTATAGCTTCAAGTAAGGGTCTGTCGTAATGGTTCATAAGATGAAACTCATCAAGTATTCCTAAAGTTTCAGATTTTCCATACATGTGAGTATTATATACTTCATTCATATCAAGAAGTATATCTTCATCTATTTCGGATTTTGCAGCATTTTCAAAGTAAGTTAAAAGTGCTTCAGTTTTCTGAGGTATTCTTTTACCAAAGGCACCTTCTATTGAAAGTGCCGATACCGATATAGAACTTCTACCCCTAGTTGTAATACTATCTCCTAAGTCTCTATTATAAAATCTTGAATATGGATTTGTAAGTACCCCATAATAAGTATTCATAAGTATCTTTATATTCTTTTGAAGATTGTCATATATTGCTCCAACTATTGGGTCATTCCCTTCTGTAAGCCAATAGTTACCAAGCTTTTTAACTGTCTTTCTTCTTTTAAATAAGTATATCTCAGACTCAACTGTGGGTGCAAATACTTCTCTTGAGTTTCTGAATATTACTCCATTCTCAACAAGTATCTTTTCATCTTTATAAGTTTCATGTATAAAGTCAAGTGCTCCTACAAGTCTTGTCTTACCTTGAACTGAGTTCTTATATTCTATTGTAGTTTGCTTATAAGCCTTTTCAAATATGACTCCTAAGTTTTCATAGTTTGTATCATCTACTCTAGTTTTGGTTAGCATGTGAGTTATCCAATTCTTCTTAAAAGTCTCTTTATCAGTAAAGAATCTAGCCAGTTCGCTAGTATAAGTTTTCTCATAAATCTTCATTTCACCACTCCCTTTCTTTCAAAAAGGTGTTTTTAAAAACAAGGTTTTAAGATATTAAAAATAAATTAGGAGGTTTATCATGGCTCAAAATAATGCTCTTGCTGTAGCAACTCTTGTTATGGCTGATGAGAGAACTACAGGTCAAGTATTCCCTACTGACAAATTAGAAACTCTTTGTAATATATACAAAGTTTCATTTAATATAGTAAATCAAATATTAGATGAGGCAAAAGAAGGAGTTAAAGAAGCTATTGACTTTGGAACAGATGCAACTATAGCTATAGCTATTGCAAAGGCTAAAGATATAGACGATGATGATTTAAAAGAAGCTACTGAAGCTTATGCTAACTATGTAAATGCAGTTAATAAGCTTAAAGACAAGTATAATTCTGAAGTTGCTGACTTTAGAGTTAATATGCAAGAAACTATAAACAAGCTTAGAAATCCAGATATGTAAGATGTGGTGGGGTTTCCCACCGCGTTTTTTTTTCAATTATATATAATAAACATAGAAGACAAGAGTAAACTTATAATGGGATAAGAACTCGCTGTCAAAATTTAATACCTTGAGGAGGTAAAGTTATGAAAAGCAAAATGATACAAAAAATAGGAAATGGAAAGAGTGGAATAAACATTAAGGAAAGTAAAAGACTAACTCGTAGAGAGTTTTTCATCCTTAGTTTAAAGCACACGATAAGAGAAACTAGAGGGTACAGAGTTGTAATCCTTGGCTCTCTATACGGATTAAAGAAAGGTATCGAAATAGAGATACCTAAAAGTGGATACAATAGTGATGTCCACAAAAGAGTTTTAAAATTAGAAAGAAGGGGGTTTAATGGAATGGCTAGGTTTTATGACCCAGTCACTTTTGAACCTCTAAGATAAAGATATTGGCTGGGTTAATTCTCAGCCTTTATTTTTTTTTAATTTCTACTATCCTGACCTTATTTTTTTTTTGACTATATATTATAAACATAGAAGACGGAAGTAAACTTACATGGGTAAGAACTTAATGTCTAAATTTATTTTAAAGACTGTAGGAGGTCGATTAATTATGAAGAAAAATGGTAAAAACTATGAAATGATGGCAAATGGATTTTTAGAAAGCTTAAAGGACTATAGCTGGAAGACTTACTCGGCTATTGAGTTTTCTCACGATGATTACTATATAAACAGAGCAGACAAGGCTGTTCATTGTTTATATAGATACTATGATCACTTTGAGAGATTCCTTACAGAACAGGAAGTGAAGCCTAGAGTTGAAAGAATCTGGGCTGAACAAATGCCATATAAAGTCAAAAGAGTATCTATGGCATATTGGGAAACTGGAATTACTTCTTACAATATTGTAAGAAGTATAGATTCTTTTACAAAAATATTTCAAGAAATCTGCAGGTTCTTTTCTTGGAATGGAACTGATGAATATAAGATTAAGGTTGGCGATACATTAAAAGACTGTGTCAAAAGCCTTAACGAGTATTTCAGCACAGTAAAAGTTGTGCACTACTCAGGACCTGAAAGAATCATGGAGTTCCTAGGGGTTTTAAGTAACATAACTAGGGAAATGTATATTGATTGCATTAACAATTTCCCTAAGATGACAGAACTTAGTAGAGAGAAACTGAAAGATGTTAAGTATTACATAGACCCAGAAGAAATTGAAAGATACGCTGAGTTCCATACAGAAGAAGACAAAGCGTTCTTAAAGAGACTGGGGTATACTACAATAAAGTCTCTTTCAAATGAGTTAAACCTCGATTTCAATGATACTGGACTGGATACAATACTAGTCCATTATCCAAAAGACTTAGATGAAAAGGTAGCTAAGTTGAAAGAAATGAGAGAAAGATGGAGAGATGAGCACAGTAAAGCTCATCCGTATGTACCATCAAATTCTAACGCACACGCGTATCAGCTAGAAGCGTCATACGATATTATGTCGGATGACTAATAAAATAATGGTGGGGTAATTCCCACCCTCTTATTTTTTTTTCTATGTTCCACGAAATAGCTTGTTTTGGATATATATTATAAATATGATAAACGAATTAATATTAAAAAGGAGGAATAGTTATGAAATTATATAATTTTGACATGAGCTACAAAATACCAACTACGATGGAAGCAGAGCAATTTATCACAATGGTACGCTGTACACCTGTTATAACTGGGGGTAGAACTTATGATGAGTTTTGTGAATATATCCGTCATGATTTTATAGGAGAGATTATAGATTATGCTCATATATTTGATACGAGACTTTTGTATCGTGTGGTAGAGAGAATCTTAAGTAAAAATGAAGATGTGAGAAAGGATTACAATACCATGATAGAGTATTGGAAACGTCACGGTATTGAGCTTGATAATATCAAGAATAGATGGATAATCGTTGGTAATACTTGTTACAGATGGGATTCAGAAACTAATACATATCATATGAAAGGAGTAGATGAAGATGAAAATGCCTACAGAGAAAGTCGTAATGAAGGGGTTTAATATGATTATAGACATAGATACAGCTAAACCCTATGAAGATGTAAGAAAAGCGTGGAATAAGTATGTGAGATATGTGAAGAAATACGACAGAGATGAGTATTTCAAAATAGTTGATAAACTTCTAAAAGCTGATGAGAATTTAGATATGAAGGTAAATACGAAACTGGAGCTAATTGAGTCTACATTAATTGTAGGGAGATATGTAAGGGAGGCATAAGATGTTAGTAAGGAAGGAAGCAATAGTAAAAAGACTTTGGAGTGAAATACAAGATAAAGGATTACCTTTAATTGCAACTGTAAGTCCAAACTTTCCAAAGCTGTTTATAGATGAGTATTGGGATATGGATAAACTTAATACTCCAGTAGTTTGTACAATAGACAAAGAACCGATAGCAAGAATGCCACTTGCTAAAGCTATACTTAATATGCTTATATTTACTGAGCTTAAGAGATTTGATATACTTAAAGGTCAATATGATAACTATGAAGATTATATCTTTACTGAATCAGGAAATATCAAATCTCAAGATAGCTATATTGATATGGTAAAAGATGATTGCTTTAATAGAATGGGAATGAAGTTCTTTGAAGTAACTGAAGTGGTTGGAAAGCTTCGGGAAGCATTCGTTCAGTTTGCTTGGGTAATTGACAGTAAGAAGATGATGGATATATCAATGCTTGATATATTTGAGCTTTGTGATGCTGATGATACTTTAAGAGACTGGATATTAAATGGTCCTATAAAGCGTGATGATATGTCTTTATGGGAAGTTGAAGAACTTAAGAAGCATACACTTGATTACATAGAAAAGGTAGTTGCTGAAAAGAATATTCAACCTTTAAGAAGTTTACTTGAAGCTGGAACTGGAGTAAGACTTGCACAATTTATAGACTGTCTATTTATGATAGGTACACGTCCTGACCAAGATGAAGTAATACCTAATATAGAACCTGAGTCTTGGCTTCGTGGTATACAATCTGAAAAGAGTTTCTATTATGAGTCATATATATCAAGATGTGCAACTATTATAACTAAGCTTGATATTCGTGACCCGGGTGCTTTCCAGAAGTATATCTCTTATCTTAATAACTCAAACTATCTACATAAGAACCCTGAATATATGTGTGATAGTATTCACTATAGAGAATATGAGATAAAAGACCAGCATGACCTTGATATGTTAAATGACAGATACATGATTACAAATGATAATCCTAAAGATGTAACTGTTATTACAAAGGATATGACTCATCTTATTGGGAAGAAGATTAAGCTTCGTTCTCCATCTACTTGTAACTCTAAAGAAGGTATCTGTAGATATTGTGCTGGAGAGCATATATACTTTGACAATGTCTATGGTCCTATGGGAGCTAATGCGAACTTAGGTGTTAAGTTCACAAAAGAGTATATCGGAGAAAAGGGACAAAACTTCTTATCATCTAAGCATAATATGATTACTATTATAAGAAATATCAAGTTCTATCATGATAAGTTTATAGTAATAGATGTCAAGAATATTGATATAATCTATGTAAACGGAAGTATTGTCATAGATGAAAAGTATAGAACTGAAGACCCAGTTAAAGATATGACAAGAACTCTATACTCAGGATTTAAAGTAGAAACTGATGGTGGTATATATGAAGTAACTTCAGATGGACTTCTTGAACTTCGTGAAGACGGAAATCTACATGTAATATATAAGAATATGAGAAAGTCTAAATCTTATATAGATATAAAAGCTATACTTAAAAGACCATTTGATTATAAAGACCCAATAACTGAGCTTAATAAGGTACTTGAATCTCCTTATATAGTCGGAGAAACTGTATGTAGAAATCTTATCTGTAAGCACGTTGATGATGGTACAAAAGATGGATATGATGAAAAGATGGATTTCTCAAAGCCTTTGAAAGCAAATGAAAGCTTAAAGTTTATGAGCTATATAAACGGTATTAAGAAAGCTCCGGGACTTGTAAATAAGTTATGCTTTGGATACTTCAATGAAATACTTGTAGACCCTGATAACTATGTAGAAGCTCCACCTATGAATTACGACGCTTTGTACGCTGATAGAAGCAATCATGAGGCTTACGTTGAAGAATATAAAGAGAAGTACAAAGAAGAGCTTGAAAAGGAAATGGAAGAAATACTTGAGTTCAGAAAGAATAATAAATAAGGATATATATTATAAATTAAATACAAGAAAGGAGTGGTTGAAATGGAACCAAGAATAAGAGTAAATGATATATTAGAAGCAAAAGATATGTCTGATTGTCGTGTACCATTTGTTAGATATAATGATGAGGAACTGTCAAAGAAATACGATATATCTAACGATGAGGTAAACGCTATAAGATGTATGAACCCACAGGTAGTTGAAAGTCTTAAGATTGTAGTACCAACTAAGGAGTTCTATGAAGATATGGGATATATCGTAGAAGACTTTGCAAAACTTAAAGCACAGATTATGTCAAATAATCTGTCAAACGAAGTAATGGCGATACTTTTGGAAAACTATGAAGAGAAACTTCAAAGATTTCAAAAACGTTATGGTAATACAGAAAAATTATAAAAATAAATAGGAGGAATAAAGATGGAAGAAAGAGTATTATCGGCAAGAGAAGTAAATGCAAAAGTAGGTTTAGCGATGTTTACGAAAATCGCTTTAGACAAAATTTTATCAAAAGGGGAAAAGAAGGAAGATGTATTAAAGTATGAGCCACAAGCTGTAATGGATATGCTTAATGATATCCATGAAAAACCATTAGTATTTACAATGGTTGACTTCGTTAGTGATACTTTAGTAGGGAAAGTCAGAGATAAGGTATTATCTAAAAGAAGAGGAGATAAGCTTGTTGATATGATTCAAAAGCTTAGAGACGGTCTTAAACCTTATGAAGTAAAAGAACCTAAGGTTGGAACTCACTTTGGTAAAATAGACTATTACCTTAATCAATTAGAAGGAATGGGTACTATGATAAAGCTTATGTCTGAGAGTGCAAAAGAATTAGAAGGTAAGACAGACATTAAGAAGATGGATGAAAAAGAAAAAGATGAGTTAAAGAAGAAGCTAAAAGATATGATTTCTTATGCAAGAATTATATCATCTCTATTTAAAGAAAATAAAGATGTTGTAAAAGCTTATGAAACTGATGCAAAGGAACTTTTAGAAGTTCTTGACCCAAAGGCGAAAGAGGAAGAAGAAAAATAAAAAGTGGGGAGAAATCCCCACTATCACTTTAATAAAAGGAGGAGAAAGATGAGTTTACTAACATTAATAGCAGCAACTGTAATGATGGATGATATAAAAAGGATTGAGAGAGAAAAGGAACAAAAGAGAATACAAGACGCTAAAGACAGAGCAGATGATAGACTTAGAAGAAAGATAAGAATTCTTAAAGAAGAATTTGGAGAAGACGCTGTAAATAAAATAAAATTCTAATTAAGGTTTTTAATATATAAGGAGGAATAGTTATGAGTTACAATGTAAATGATTTAGAAATGATACAAGGATTTATTATAAGAAATGAAGCAGCTTTAAGAGAAAGTTTAAAATATGATACTTTAGATAAATTACAAAAGGAAATGGAAAGAGAAATATTATATACAAGACATATTGAGTCTGGAATGCCTAGAGTATTCATATCGTCTCAAGAAGATGAAAAGAATTTTAAAGATTTTGGAATGGCAACTGGTATGGTAGCAGTTCTTGTGGATAAGAACGAAACTATTGATATTCAAGGTATTAAGTCATCTAAGAATAGGATGACTGCTATGGTCATAAATGGCGTAGGACTTAATCAAATAGACGCAGAAGTATTAGGAGAGCTTATAGTTTATAATGACCTTATAAAGCTTGACAGTTCTAAGGACTTAGTAGAACTTGCAAGAGCGTATAGAGCAAGAGAAGTACAAGATGATACTAAGGTTGTATCTACAAGACCTGCACCAAAACCTACAGTTGAAAAGGAGGTTATAGATACAGCTAAGTTAAAAGAAATGCAAGAAGCTATGGACAAAGAGGCTGAAAAGGCTAAGGAAGCTATGGATAAAATGGTTGAAGATGCTCAAAACTTATTAGGAGTTAAAAGCGTTGAAGATACTGTAGAAGACCAAGTAAACGCTGAAAAGGAAAAGAAACCTTTCACATTTAAGATGAATCTTGATGCTCTTAAAGAAGATAATAATAATGTAGCACCTAAACTTAAGAAAGCGGGAAGCAACGGTGTTAAACCTAAATTCACAGGATTTGAAAATCCACAATTTATGGCAGAAGATGGAAAGGTAAACGAAGAAGGAGTTCCACTTAAATTTGCCTTAAATGATGTAGCAAAAGAAGCTGTAAAAGAAAAGGGTGGAAGTATAAAGCTTGAGACTATAGTAAGTCCTGAGACTTTAGAAAAGTTTACAAGAGGAACTCATGATGCAACTGAAGATGAGTTAAAGGCTTTAAATGAAGCTCATGCAACTCCTGCACCAGTAGAAGATAAAGTGCCTGATTTATCACACATATACTTTGTAGATGAAGATAATATGTTATCAGGAGTTTCAAGAGATGAAGAAAGTAGAGAGTTCATAAGAGCTAACTGGGATAACTTAGTTGCTGATGGTAACTACATAGTTATAGAAAATGGTTCTATGAGAAAGCTTGATGGAAGCTATGAATTTACTTTAGAAGAAAGAGAATACTTAGTAGACCAATTCAGAAATATAATAACTGACCCAAATCTTGATACAAGTCTTATTCCACAAGAAGTATTAGATGTTATGGAAATGGAAGTAGAAGATTGGGATAATAACCAAAATATTGACAATATTGATTAGGAGGAAATATGAAGAACCAAAAATTCGTATTACATAAGGCACTGCTTGATGCTTACTATACACTTATTGTAAAAAGAAATAAGTTAGAAGCAAGTCTTGAAAAGTTAGATATCAGTCCTGATATCGACGCTTGTTGGGAATACTATAAAGAGTATAGACAGCAATACAAAAGCTTAGAAGAGGCTTTCATGTGCTTAAAACGTACATCTGAAGCTTATAAGCACGGAATTAAGAAAAGATTAGTTAAGGGTAGTAAAGAAGAAAAAGCTCATGGACTATTCCAAATTCAATTCTGCGAATATGGAATTATACACGAAGGTATAGTATCTATATGTGAAGAACTTGATATACCTTATGATAAAGTAAAAGAAAAGCTGTATAGATTTATGCAACTCTATCACGGGTTAGAACCTATACAATATGCAAATCCCGAAAAGGCTGATGTACCTATACATGAATTTATGATAGGTGCATTAAGACAGCAATGGTTTCATAAGGCTTTTTCTATGAATGCTTTATCAACACTTGCTGATATCGTCAATAATAATGATATGAATATTATTGATGATAAGTATATAGTACACAAGACAATATGGTAATGGTGGGATTTTCCCACCATTTCTTATAACACACGAAATGATAATGAATTAGGAGGACTAAGAGATGAATCGTGTGAAAAAACTTCCATTAGGTAAAAGAAAGTTAAGTAAGCCTATGGATAAAGAAGATATAGCAATATACAAAACTGCAAATATTATGCGTAGAGATATTTGTGATGAATTGAAAGATAGTTACTTAGCGTACTCAGTTTCAGTTATTACTTCAAGAGCAATACCGCATCTAAAAGATGGACTTAAGCCGTCACAAAGAAGAATACTATATGTATTGAAGGATGCTGATACTTACAAGAAGTCTGCAAGAATAGTTGGAGATGTATTAGGTAAATACCACCCACATTCAGACCAAGCTGTATACGGTACTATGGTTAGATTGTGTCAACCTTTTAAGATGTACGTTCCTTATGGTATAGGACACGGAAACTTTGGAAGTCTCGATGCTTCGGATAGTGCGGCTGCTCCGAGATACTGTCTTACAGGAGATGCAGTTATAAAGACTAAAACTCATGGAGATATATCGTACAATGAACTGGCTATGATGTACGGACTATCACAACCATATTCGGAGGTAGACATAGATATAGAAGTTAAGTCTATGAACGGTGAGATTAACAAATCTACAAAGTTATTCCATTCAGGATTTCATCCTACGATGGAGCTAGTTTTAAGAAATGGTTTGAAGATAAGAGGTACTAAAAATCATCCAGTATTAACTGTAGTTAGAGGTAAAAGCTTACAGTGGAAGACACTAGAAACTTTGACTCTTGATGATGTTGTGGTTATAGACTCATCACATAATCAATTTATAGATAATAAAGAGGATGATTTATTAGAAGCTAGATTTCTAGGTTGTATGGTGTCTGAAGGTTATATAGCTAGTGAGGAAAGAAATGAATCACATAATGATTACAGAATAGGAATGAATAATACCGATATGAATATGATACAACCTGTTATAGATTATATCAAGTATAGGTTTGATAAGGACTTACATGTTGGTGAAAGAATATTGAAAAGTGGTACATTATCATACGATATATGTATAGCTAATAAAGACTTCCACAAAGAAATGGTAGAGAAGTTTCATTTCGGTAGAAATTCACTAGATAGGGGATTACCAAAGAATACAAGGTATAAATCTCAAGAATATATATGTGAACTACTTAGATATCTATTTGAGGGTGATGGTAGTGTGGGTTACTCGTATGCTAAAGACACAAGTGGATATTTAGTATATAGTACAATATCAAAAAGACTTGCAAATGATATTAGAGGTTTGCTATTAGATTTAGGAATAGAAGTTTTGATATCTGAAGACAGAAAAACTAGACAAGGTAAGAACTCTAAAGAAATAAAATTGTATATAGGCGGTAGACACAATATGGTGAGATTTTATGAACTGATTGGTTTTGTTAGTGAGAGAAAGCAAAATGAATTATACAAGATAGTAAAAAATATCAGGGTAAAAAGAGTTACATATAATTCACCGTATGCAACGCCATATGATTCTAGGACATTAACTTTACAGTCTGTAGCGAATCAAAGTGGACTGGAAATGTATGGTGATGATGTCTATGATATATTAGAACAGGTAAACTTCCTAAGAAAGTTCTATAGACACATGAGAGCTATTCGTATCAAATCTATTAAAGATACAGGTTGTACAGAAGCTGTGTATTCTATAAGAGTTGATAGTGAATGCCATTCTTATGTATCAAACGGTATAATATCACATAATACTGAAGCAAAAGTGAATCCTGAAACTCTTGATATATTCTTTAAGCACAATCAACTAGGTGTAGTTTACGAAAAGAACTATGATAATACTTTAGACATGGCTGAGCACTTAGTTCCACTTATACCTATGTCACTTGTAAATGGTACAGTAGGTACAGCTGTAGGATTTGCAACAGATTTTCCTACACACAATCCTAAAGAAGTAATAGATACATATATAGCTTATATGAATGGGAAGTTGACCAATAAGAATATAAGAAAGTATTTAAAAGGTCCTGACCCAGTTATGCCTTGCTATATAATAGATGATGTCAGTATTGATAGGGGATATCAAACTGGTAGAGGAAGTTATTATGCTATGCTACCTTATGTAATAGAAGACGAAGGTAGAGGAAGAAAGAGAATAGTATTCACATCAGTTCTTCCTGATAAAGCAAAGGATTCTATGATTAATGAGCTTGTGCTAAAGTGCAGAGACCAAAAGAATCCGCTATCGCAGATGATAGCTGATATAAGAGATGAATCATCTAAAGAAGGAGTAAGAATCTGTGTTATAACAAAAAGAGACGCAGATTTGAATGCCACTATAGAAGCACTTATAAATGTAAGATTTTGCTATGCTAAGTTTAATATATCAAATGTACTTATAGTGAACGGAGTACCTAAAAGACTTGGCATAATAGACATGCTTAAAGAGTTTCACAAAATGAATACTGAAACTTCTATAAGACATCTAACTACTCTTAAAGAGAATAAAGAAAGAAGATTACATATACTTGACGGTATAGAGCTTGTAATAGAAAATTATGATACAGTAATTGATATCATAAGAAAATCTAAAGGAAAAGAAGAAGCAAGGATTGCTCTTCAAAAGAAGTATAAAGGACTAACTGATGTACAAGTAAATGCAATACTTGATACTAAGCTATATACTCTTATAAATAAAGGGGATTCTATTAAGGCTGAGAGAAAGGTTATAAAAGAAGAAGTGAAAGAAATAAACCATAATCTTAAAGATATAGATGGATATATATTAAACTTATTAGAAGACTTGAAGAAAACTTTAAAACCGTATGCTAAGAGAAGATGTGAAATAATCAGCAAAATCCCAAAAACACCCGTTTAGAGATAAATTAAAGGGGGT